ATTCATATATATATATATATATATGTAGAAAAAATGAAAAAAGTATATTAAATATATATATTATATATATTTAATATGGATACTATTAATACTATTATCAAAAAAGTTAATTCTAGTGATAATCTATTTATTTTTTTAGATAATTTAGACTTAGATTCCTTAGAAATATTATATAAATATGCGAATGAAAAGTATAGAAACGAACAACCAGTTATATCAGACGCTATTTATGATATTATTGAAGATATAATAAAAGTTAAAAATCCGAAAAGTAAAATTTTAAAACAAATAGGCGCTAAAGTAAAATCTAAAAATAAAGTTAAATTACCTTATAATCTTGGTAGTATGGATAAAATTAAACCATCATCTAATAAATTAGATTTGTGGAAAAAAAAGTTTATTAAAAAGGATTCAACTATAGTTGCCAGTGAAAAATTAGATGGTGTGTCAGCATTACTTGTTTATGATTCTAATAATAATGTAAATTTATATACACGTGGAACATCAACAGAAGGGACTTTAATTACACCATTATTAAAATATTTAAATATACCGTCTTATGAACAAGTAAATAAATACTGTAAAAAAAATAAAATAAATGGAAAAAAAAATTTAATAGCATTGCGCGGTGAGTTAATAATATCTAAAAAAACTTTTGATAAAAATTGGAAAGATACTAAAAAGAATGCTCGTAATACTGTTTCTGGTTTAGTTAATAGTAAAAATATAAATCCTAATCTAGCAACAGATACAAGATTAGTATTATATGAAGTTGTTGACCCTAATTTAACTATTCTTGAACAATTTAATATTATTAAAGAGTTAAATTTTCATTGCGTACATTTTAAAATAATAGAGGATTTACAATTAGAATATTTATCAAAGTATCTAGTAAAAAGAAAAGTAAAATCACATTATGATATTGATGGTATTATTATCACTACTAATGATTTATATAAAAGAAATACAAGTGGTAATCCTGACTATGCTTTTGCTTTTAAAGATGTTCTTGAAGACCAGAAAGCTATAACAACTGTTATTGATATTGAATGGAATAAATCAAAAGATGGATATATTAAACCAACCGTTTTAATTGAACCTATTAATATTGGAGGTGTAACTATAAAAAGAGTAACTGGTAATAATGCTAAATTTATTAAAAATAATTTTATTGATAAAGGAACAGTTATAGAAATAATTAGAAGTGGTGATGTTATTCCTAAAATAGAAAAAATTATTAAAAAGTCTAAAACTTTTAGTTTACCTGATGGTGAATGGAAATGGTCAGAATCCAAAGTAGATATTATATGTAGTAATCTTAAATGTTCTGATATACAAATAAAACAAATTCATTTCTTTTTCTCTAAATTAGATACAAAAGGAATGGGATTAAGGGTAGTTGAAAAACTATTTGAATCCGGGTTAAATACTATAAATAAAATACTACGAGCGTCTAAAGAAGATATTTTAAAAGTAGAGGGATTTAAAGAAAAGTCTGCTCAGAATTTAATTATGGCGGTTAAAAACTCTATAACTAATATTCCAATTGAAAATTTAATAACTGCTTCAAATAAATTAGGACATGGTATGGGTTTAGAAAGAGTAAAATCAGTATTGAACAATTATCCTAATATTATTAAGAATTACGAAAAATGGTCTGAGGAAGAATTTATAAACAAAATAAAAACTATTAATGGATGGGAAGAAAAAACTAGTAAAATGTTTGTAAAAAATTTTACTAAATTTATTGATTTTTATGAAGATATAAAAAAATATGTTACTATTCAAAAAGAAAAGGAAAAGAAAAGTAATGGTAAATATAAAAATAAAATTATAGTGATGTCTGGATTTAGAGATAAAGATTTACAATTATATTTAGAATCAGAAGGAGCAACTATAACTAATACTGTTACAAGTAATACTTATATGTTAATAGTAAAAGATAAAACTGTTAGCGAAACAGGTAAAGTAAAAAAGGCAAAAGATTTAGGAGTACATATTAAAACTAGAGATAATTTTCAAAATGATTTTTAAAATTATCTAATTGGGGGTATTTTTTTATAATCTCTGGATATGGAGTAAATAAATATACTATTAAAACTCCAATATATAAAAATACTAAAAACAAAAATGTATTCATTAATTTACTTTATATTTTTATTTTTTATATTGTGAAAAATGTTTTTGTAAATTATCAAGTTTATCTTGAGCAGATGCTATTAATTCTATTTGTTTATCCATTTCTTCTAATTGTTGAGGGTGTTCGCCAATTCCAACCGAATTATTAAAATAAATTTGTACTGTTGCTCGAGCTGTAGCAATATCACTTTTATATTTTAATTCAAGAGCATTATATAATTCATTTGAAAGATTCATTAATATAAATATATATATATATCTTTATATTAATTAAAAAAATATTTTAAGTGCTTAAGCATTAGCACTTTCTTCACGTTCAGCTTGAGTAAACCCATGATCCATGTCTAGGTTAGAACGCATTATTCCATTACTTGCTGCTCTCATAGCAGAACCAGCACCTTTAGTTGATGAATGATAGTTTAGACAAGTATTTTCATTAATACCAAACTTTGCGCCAGTTGTAACAGCATCAAAATTACAACCAAGAAAGAAAAACTTCCAATTATCTTCATTTTGATGTTTAGTGATTAGTTTTTTAAGACGTTCTTTACCACCATTAATATCAGTGTATGGAATATCTGTTTCATCGCCATTTATAAGTGTATCAGTTGTCTGGTCTCCATCAGAAAGTAGAATAAATACAACATTACCAGGAGCAAATTCCATTTTACTAATTGTTTCTTCGGTATAACGAATCATACGAGCAAATGATGGAATAAGAGCTGTTGTACCATTTGGTTGAATCATATCAGGTGTAATATTAACATCTTCTCCTTTAATATTTTTAGAAAAAATGTTAAACGTATCAGAGAATTTAGCTCCAGTAAATTGAACTTTAACGCCATCTTTACATTGGTCTTTTACAAGATTTGTAGCACCTTGTGCTAGTTCTGTGGTATCCATAGAGGCCATTGATCCAGAAGTGTCAAAAAGACCACTGATATAGGTAAAATTAGGAACGCTAATTTGATTAATTGCAGACATTATAATAAATAATTTATAGTATGTATTATTTAAATTTTCAATTTTTTTATATAGAGTATTTATATGAATTTAAGTTTTAAATTTTTAGATAAAGAGGAGTGGAGTATATACGGTACATTAAATACTTTAATAGTATTAATATTATTAAAAATATCTAAAAATTCATTTAATTACCAAAGTTTAATATTTTCATCTTTAATAGGTATGATGAATGGTGACTTATTACCTAAAATATTATTTACAGGATTTTTAAATTTTTTAGTTATGGATTGTACTAAAGAATGGATTTATAGAAGTATTATTTATGTTATTTCTGTTATTATAATTCATCAAGTAAAATATAATAATAATATTCATAAATCTTTTATTAATAATAAATTATTATTATATATATTTAGAATAATTGTTATTATTTTTATGATTAATCTATTTAATTTACTATATAATAAATATTTATGTATAAAATAATATAAAGATTATATAATGTTAATAAATATAAATGAACTCAACACAATTATTAACTTATAAAAATAATAATGAATATTTAATATTAGATAAAAAAATAATAAATAATATATTAGAATTATTTAAAAAATCAACAACAAAATCAAATAAAGTTAAAATATTTAAAAAAAATAATATTTTAAAAAATAGTAAATTTAGATTAAATAAAAATAAAATTTCAAATAAAACAATTCTTATTTTAAATAAAGTTTCGGAATCTAATATTAATAAATTATTAGTTGAATTTATTAATAATATCTTAGTTGATAATGAAAACGATTTTAAAATAGTTCAAGAAGAATTTTTTATAAAAATTGTAAAAGATAGTAATTTTATTACTTTTTATATTCAATTTATAACAAAAATTTTTCAAATAATTTATTATAATAAAAAATATTTACCTATATATTTTTTAAATATTATTGAAAAATCATTAAAAGCAACATATCAAAATGAAAAAATTACAGATGAATTTTCATTTTTAGATATAAAATCTGACGAATATCGAAAAAATGTATTAAAATTAATTTATAATTTAAATAATTTAAATTATTTTAATGATTATATTACAATAGTTGATAATATATTATTAAATCAAAATAAATATATTGAAGATATATATTTTTGGTTTAATTTAGTTCCTATTAACCAAGAATATAAAAATATAATTAAAAATAAATTAGAGTTATTAGATTTAAATTTTAGAGATAATATACTATTAACAAATTTATTAGAAAATAATTTTACTAAAGATATTAAAAAAGTAAATACTAGTGTTTTAATTGATGATAATAAAGTTATTAATAAAAATAAAGAAAATACATTTAAAATTCAAATTAATAATACCATTGAAGAATTTAATTACTTAAAATCACAAATTGAAGTAATAGAATTTATAAATTTATTTTGTACTGATTATAATAAAAAACATTTATTTATTTTTACTTTATTAGATTATTATTTTTCAAATAATAATAGTATAATAAGTGAATATTTAAAATTATTTACAATATTAATTAAAAAAAAAATTATTTTAAAAAATTTATTAAGTAAAACACTATATTTATATATTAGTAAAAATAAAAGTGTAAATGAAAATAAATTAATAGAATTTGTAAAATTTTTAAAAAAAAATAATATTACAAAAAATATAGAATTTTTACATACAAAATTTCAAAATATATAATTAAATAACTAATAATTTGTAAATACTTGATATATAACCATATAATTGTAATAAAGTATTTATACCATTATTTACTTTAATATAATATATACTTGTAATTTTATATAATTTAATTTTTTCTTCTTCATTTAAGTAATCTATATCTTCTTTTTGTATATATGTCATAAAGCATAATAAGATTTCACTACAACTATGTCCTTTGTCGTATAAACTTTTAATTAAATGTAACGCTTCTACTATATTTTTATTTTTACATAATAATAAAATACTTTTAATAGTACAATTTTTTGGTTTATTTATTAATTTATTAATAGTATTAATATCTACTTTATTAAATGTATATAATATACATTCTAAATTATTTATAGTTTGTCTAATATCATTATTTGAATAAGATATTAATTCATCTATACCTTCATTAGTATACTCTATTGATTCATTATTACATATAAAAATAATTTTTTCTTTTATTTTATTTTTATCTATTCGTGGAAAATTTATTATCATACATCTTGATTGTATAGATTCATTTATTTTGTAATTATCGTTACAAATAAATACAAATTTTATTTTTTCTTTATATTCTGCTATAATATTATTTAATAAATTTTGAGCTTTTTGAGTAATACTGTCAGCTTCATCTAATATAATTAATTTACTAGTACATGTTTTTTTTTTACAAAAAGGTAAAATTGTTGTTTGTATCATATTTAATCCACGATCATCGGATGCATTTAATTCTAATACATTAGTATCATAATTATTTTTATATATTTTTCTAGCTAAATACAATATAGTTGATGTTTTTCCTGTACTTGTTTCACCAGTTATAATTAGATTTGGTAATTGTTTACTTTTAATAATATTTTTAAATTTTACTTTTAATATATCATCTAACAAAATATCATTAAAAAATTTTGGTCTATATGATTCTATTAATGGTAGATTAATATTTTTATAATGTTGATTACCAGTAGTACTTTCTTTAAGAAATAATTCCATTATAGTTTATATAATTAATCGTCTAAATATTTTAGTTTCAATTATTTTAAAAAAAAATATTAATAATAATAATGCGAATATATATTGATGGAATATTTGATTTATTTCATTATGGACACCTTGAATCATTTAGAAAATGTAAAGAATTGTTTCCAGATGTTTATTTAATTGTTGGAGTTATTGGCGATAAAGTTGCTACAAATTACAAACGTTCACCAATTATAAACGAACAAGATAGATATAATATTGTTAAACATATAGATTATGTAGATAAAATAATTAAAGATTCTCCTTTAATAATCACACAAGAATTTATGAATTTACATAGTATAGATTATGTTGTTCATGCGTTTTCAAATATAAAAGATGCTACTAATCAAACTGAATTTTTTAAATATCCACAATCAGTAAATAAATTTATTGAGATTGAATATTGTAAAAATAATACTACAACACAAATTATAAATAAAATTAAACAAGGCAGTGTTTAAGAACATCTTCAATCGTTTCTATTGTACATACTTCAAAATTATTATCTTCAGGAGAATTACCTTCATTTCTTAAAATTTTAAGATCTTCTAAATTTTCTTTAGGTATTAACGCTTTTTTAATTCCTGCTTTTTTAGCACCACTTAATTTAGCATATACTCCTCCAATGGCAGTAACATTTTTACATAAATCAATTTCCCCAGTTAATGCTACCTTATTATTAACACGTTTACCTGTTAATACAGAATAAATAGCAAGAGTCATAGCAGCACCTGCGGAAGGACCATCTTTTTTAGTTGCTGCTTCAGGTGTATGTATATGTATTCCAAAATGTTTTTTATCTGTTGTGTCTTTTAGTATTTTTTCTTGTTCTTCTTTAGAAAGTAAATTATAAGCAATTCTTTTAGCATACTCACAAGATTCTTTCATAACATCTCCTTGTTGACCCGTTAAAGATAATTCTAACATTTTATCAGAAGGATATTTCATTGCTTGAATTATTGTTAAACCTCCAACCCCTGTTGTTGTAGCGTATAAACCATTAACTAATCCAACTGCCGGTTTACTACCAATTTTTTTAATTTTCATTTTAGGTTTATTTTCAAATAGTTTTTCAATATATTCTTTTGTAATTGTATAAGGAATAGAAAACTCATTTTTATGAATTAATTTTAAGTTTATATCTCTAACTATTTCAACTAGTTTTTCTTTAATTTTTCTAACACCTGCTTCATTTGTAAAAGTATTAATTAAAAATTCTATTATTTCTTGTGTAAATATAAGTTCATCTTTTGAAAAACCAATATCTTTAAAAATTTCTGGTAACATATAGTCTTGAATTATTTTTACTTTTTCCTCAATAGTATATGCTTTTACTTCGATAGTTGTAATTCTATCTCTAAGAATTGGATCAATTAAAGATAAATCATTAAATGAAAATACAATTAGTGCTTTTGATAAATCTAATGGAATTCCTGAAAAATATTTATCTTCAAAATTATCATTTTGTGTAGCATCTGTTAAATGTGTTAAAATAGAAACTATTTCTTTTCCGTGTTCAGTATTACTTATTTTATCAACCTCGTCGATAAAAATAATTGGATTCATACATTCACTTGTCATTAAACTATCAGCTATTCTGCCCCACGTTGAGGAAACATACGTATAATTATGTCCAACTAATGTTGAACCATTAACTGAACCTCCAATTGGTAAAAATATAAATGGTCTTGGTGTTTTATTATTATCTAATAAACATTTACTAAGTCCATTTTTAGCTAAAGATGTTTTACCGGTACCAGGAGGACCAAGTAAACCTAAAATAGCACCTTTTGATTCTCCATTTATCCATTGAGCAAAAATTCTTTCTAATTGTGTTTTAGCTTCTTTATGACCATAAACTGCTTCGTCTAATTTTGAACGAACATTTGTTAGATAATCTTTTCTTTCACTGTTGTAATCATTCCATTCTTCGATTAAATTATTATCTACTTGATTATTTGTAATATAATTATTAATTTGATTATAAGAATACAAATTTACACCTAATTTTTCTATAAATTCTGTTTTAAAGTTCATAAGATTATTTTCTTTATTAATTCCAAAAGGAATTTTTAATATACCATCTAACCACGATTGCGCTTTATTATCACCTTGAAAATTATTTTTAAGTGCTTTAAGTTTTTCAATTGCTTTACTTTTTATATTATCTGATACTTTTAATAAATTAATTCTTCTCTCATATGATATATCAGAAGATGATAGTTTTAATAGTTCTTTTTCTTCATTTTCTAATATTTCTTTTGAGTTATTTAAATATAATTTATGTTTATAATGTAAAGAATTATATATATCTGTTGCCACATCTTTTTTATCTTTTATTTTTAAAATATCATATAATAAATAGGCTAATTTATTATCAGTTTCTGTACCTAATAGTAATATAATTAATATATTAGTTTTTCTATTTTTGGATGCTAGTAAAAATTCATTTATTAAAGACATTAAAAATTTTCCTTTTAATTGTTTGTATTCATTGTATTTTTGTTTTAATAATGTTCCTATTTCACAAGGATTATTAATTAAAATATCTTTTATTGATAATGTGTCAATAAATTTATTTTTGAATCCTTTTGGTACTGTAATTATTTCATAATTAATATATTTTTTAATTTCATTTAATTTTTCTACAATTAATAAATTTTTTTTATTAATATCAAGTATATCATCATTTATAATACCTTGAATAACTATTAATCTATCATTAATTCTAAAATATACGGTTATCCCATAATTTTCTTCAAATAATGAATTTGTGTTATGGGTAGTTGTAATTTTTATTTTATCTATATTATTATCAAATATTGTTAAAACGTCAATATAATTATAATGATTTTTTTTTTCATTTGGATTTTTTTTTTCAGATATTACAATTTCATTTAAATTTTTTAAAAATCCTGGTAAACTAGCTTCACCTATAATTATTGATGATACATTATTATTTTTACTTTCAAATAATGACTCTAATATATTTTTTGATGTTTTTTTAATTTTAATTTTTTTAATATATTCAATTTTATCTTTATGAAAATATGAATCCCATAAACTAACAGGTCTAAATATTACATTTAAAAGATCTAATTTTAATAAATCATTATTAGATAAATTATTGGATACTCTTTCATTACCAATTAATAAATCTAAACAAATAAATAAATTGCTAGGACTAATATGATTCATATATTTTATAATTAACATATTTATTTCATATATTTGATAACTTAAATCAGATAAATTAATATTTTTTAAAATTCTAAATGATATTTTATCTGGTAATTCGTCAATTTTAATTTTAATAAGTTGTAATTCTTCAAATAAAATATTAAAATCAATATCTAAAGTATTATAAAATTTTTTATTATTTAAATATGTCAAATTAGAACTCATTAAAATTAAACATTCTTTTAAAAAAAAACAACGTTTATCTAATCGTTTTAATTCTTCTACAATAGATCTATATTTACTTTGAATTAATATTAAATCTTTTATATTTTTTTTATTTATCATTAAAATACATATTATTTTTATTTTAAACATTTTAACTAAATATTTTAAAAAATATTGAATAAAAGATATATTATTAATAATAATATTACTAATAATGACTGATTTAAGTACAATAATGATGAAACAACCAATTACTAACATCGGTATGCTAGGTAGTGTATCCGATGGTAAATCTACAACAGTATTACAACTAACAGGTACCAAAACACAAAAACACAGTAAAGAACAAAAAAGAAATATTACAATTAAACCTGGTTATGCTAATATGAAAATATATGAAAATAATAATGAATTATCATCTACTAATTCATCAAAAAAAGTACCTGGTAAATTACTAAATCATATATCTTTTATTGATTGCCCAGGACACTATGAATTAATTATGACAATGCTTGCTAATATTGATCTAATGAAAGGTGCTATTGTAGTCGTATCTGCGGCTGAATCAATTAATAAAAAACCACAATTACTTCAACATTTAATGGCAGTTAAAATGGCTAATTTTAAAAATGTTATTATATGTTTTAATAAATTAGATCTTGTGTCTAAAAAAGTAGCATTAGAAAGAAAAGAAGAATTAGATAAACTTTTAATTAAATTAAAAATTAAACCAAAAGTTATTATTCCAGTTTGTATGAATAAAAAGTTAGGCATAGATTACTTACTTGATAATATTATGAAATACTTTCCACCAGTAATTCAGGATGATTCATCAAATGGTCAATTTCGAATTTCTAGAAGTTTTGATATTAATAAAAAAAATATTCATTACAAAGATATTAAAGGTGGAGTATTGGGCGGTAGTCTAGTATCTGGTAAATTAAAAATTGGTGATACTATAGAAATTAAACCAGGTATTATTAAAAAGAAAGAAGACGGAACGTTTGAATGTATTACAATTAAAACCAAAGTTGTTTCACTTCAAACAGATACAGAACAACTTGATAGTATTATTCCAGGCGGATTAATTGGAATTGGTACTACTATTGATCCATTTTATTGTAAAGATGATAATCTATCTGGAAATATTATTGGACTAAAAGGTACTTTGCCTTCTGTTTATAATGAAATTAAGATAGACCTAAAATATAATAATATTAATTTTAGTGACGAAGAATGGACACCACAAGTTAATGATAAAATAAATTTACAAATTTCAACATGTTCTGTTACAGGAACTGTAAAAGAGTTTAATTCAAAATTAACTATTACATTAGATAAACCAGTATGTATTGATAAAACAATGATGATTATTATTTCACGAACAATTGATAAATCTCTAAGTATTTTGGGATATGGATTTTTGGTAGACTAACTTTAATTTAAAAAAAATGAAAACAATATATATAAAGATAAATAAACATTAATTTTAATGGAAACAAGTAAATTTTTAATTAATAATTATATTACTAGTATTAATATTCAAAATTCCAATGATAAAATGGAACTATTAAAAACAAATCTATTTAAAATGGGTATTTTACTAAAAGATTATCCGGATGATAATTTGATTCTATTGTATAATAAATACGATTCAAAAAATAAATGTCCTATAGAATTAGAATGTAGATCCGTTTTTCTAAATAGAGATACTTTTGAAATTGTTTGTTACACTTGTCCCACACCAATTTATAATATTGATGCTATGAATTATCTTGTAAAAAATAAAGTTAAAGAAGAAGATAAACAAATTTTTAAATGTTACGAGGGTACATTGCTTTCTCTATTTTATTATAATGATAAATGGTATTTATCATCTAGAAAATGTTTAGATGCTAAAGATTCTTTAGTTTTAGATAAATCAAAATCAAGATATGATATGTTTATGGAAGTAATACAACAAGATAATTATAATACTTTTGAAGATTTTACTAAATTACTAGATACATCTTTTACATATCATTTTGTGCTAATTCATCATCAAAATGAAAATATTGTAAATTATTTGGTAGAATTTGGTAAAGAATATAAAAAATTATGTTTTATTTTTAGTAGATCTGTAGAAACTCATCAAGAAATTAATTCGGAAGATATTGATTCTTTATTTTTATCTGATAATATTTTCTTACCAAAAAAATTAATAGATGAAACTACGTTTGATAAAAACAATCAATTAAGCGAATTTACTAAAAAACCTATCGAAGAAGGAATTATTATAAAAACAAATAATATGATATTAAAATTTCAAACAACATCTTATCAATTTTATAAAGTATGTGGTTCTACTAATAATTTATATAGAGGATTTATTAAATTATATCAGACTAATAAATTAAAAGAATATTTTAATAATTATAAAGAATCTTATAAATATCAAAAAATTGTAAATCCTTTAAATATATCAGAATCTTTTGATACTATTGGTATTATCGATGCTATATTTAAAGTATGTACATCAGAATTATATCACTTATTCAATTCTTTATGGAATAAAGAAGAAGAACATATAAATGAAGAACTATATAAAATTTTACCAAAAGAATATAAAAATATTTTATTTCAACTACGTGGTTTATATTTTAAGAATAAATTAAAATTTAAAAATAATTCTAATGAATATTTAAAGTTAAATAATGTATATATACATTTAAAATCTTTAGAAACTAAAAATATTGAAAACTTTTTAAAAGAACGAAAATTATTACTTAATTGGACAAGAATAGATTCAGAAAATAAAGTATTAAAAATATTTACTAAAACATTATATAAAAATATTAAAGTATTATACAAATTAACAGCTATTTATTCGAACAAACTTTTTCCTGAAATAATGCCTGATGATTTACCAAAGATAGTAGTTTAATTTAAAGTTTAATTTAAAGTTTAATTTATTATTATATATAACATTTTATGGAAAATTATGTTATATATAAAGGTACCGAAGGTTTAATTCATATGTTAGGTGGTATTGTCTATTGTGTAGATTGGTGTATTGAAAATAATCATAAATTATTAATTGATTGTAAATGTAATGATTTATTTAATTTATATTTTAGTGAAATTTTTATTTTAAAAAACTTTACCTTTACTGAAAATTATGATAATATAATAGAGACAAATAAAGATAAAAAAAAATATATTGAAAACATTAAATTAAATAAACCAAAATTATTAGTATTATCAACTAAAACATATGAATTATGTAATAAAATAGTATCAAAAAGTTTATATAAATGGAAAACGAATATTAAAATATATTGTGGTGATGGAGGTAATAATAGATTTAAAATAAATAAATATATAAGAATAAAAAATAATATAAAATTAGATATTCAAAATATATTATTAAATAGTGAATTAAATGAAAAAAAATATACAGGATTACATTTTAGAAATACTGATAAAATAAATTCTATATATCATTATGTAAATATTTTACCAAAAAATAAACTATTATATATGGCAACAGATAATTCAAATTCATTAGAATTTTTTAAAGATTATTTAAAAGAAAAAAAAATAATCTCATTTAGTGAAAAAAATTTTAATAATTCCGCATTACATCATAAAAATACTAATAAATATAAATTAATTAAAAATGTATTACTTGATATATATTTATTAACATTTAGTAATGAATTTATAGGTAGTCCCAATTCTTTACTATCAAGACTTGTTTTATATATTAGAGATAATAAAAAAGATAATATATTTACGTAAAAAAATTGAAATAATTAATTATAATATCTATTATTATAATTAATTATATGTCCTCTTCAAATACAGAAGAATCCATTGTCATTACTAATACTCATGATGAGAATACTCACATTGAAAATACAACACCTTCTCTATTTTGTGGTTGTAATTGTGGTGCTTGTATAATGAATACTAATTATATTTATACTCATCAAGAAAATAATAATAAACACACAAAAGAATGTTTAAAATGTTGGGAAAAAATTGCTGAAGAAATGACGCAAGAATATAATGAAACTTTGAAAAAACAAGAAGAGAATGAAGAAGAAGAAAACTGGAAAATGTATTTATATGAAGGTCAGTATTACAAAGATATGTCACAATAAAAATTGAAATAAAGTTATAAAAATTTATTTATTATTAATATTAATAATGAATAAAATACAAATTAAAAAAATATTATGGGATCAAGATAAACATAATTCAAGATTAGAAATAAATTTAAAAGGTCCAGATATAGATAATGTTATTGTTAATACAATTAGAAGAACAGCATTAACATCAATTCCTATTTATGCTTTTACAAATATTAAAATTACTGATAATACAAGTATTTTTAATAATAATTATCTTAAACTAAGACTTAAAAATTTTCCTGCTCTAGGTATTAAATCAAAAGAACCAATATTTTTATCTAACGATAATACAGTTTTAAATAATGAAATAGATATTGAAAATAATGACGAACTAGAACTTAATATAGATAATGATGATAAAATTAATGTTTCATCTATAAATCAACTTACAATGTATGTAGACTATGAAAATAGTACAGATGAAATTGTTAATGTTGGAACTGATAATTGTAAATTTTATGTAAAAGAAAAACAAATAGATACACCTTATTTAGTTAATATACCTCTTGTTAAATTACAAGCAAAACAAAAAATTAAATTGTCAGCAGTTACTGAATTAGGTACTGAAGAAAGTTCTGCTATTTTTTCTCCTGTTTCTATTTTTACATTTAAACAAAATGATGATAATAATTATGATTTAATTTTAGAATCAAAAGGTCAACTCGATGAATTAACAATTTTAGATTTTGCTATACAAAATATACAAAATAATATTGATATTATAATTAGTAAAATACCAGAACTAGACACTTTAAAAGGTAAATTTATATTAGAAAATATAGATCATACTTTAGGTTGTATATTAGCTAAAGGATTACAAAAAGAAAATGATGTAATATTTGCTGGATATAGTATGCCTCACCCATTAGATGATAAAATTGTTTTACAATATGAATTAAGTAAAAATAATATAACAAACTTAATAATTAAAGTTTTAAATAATTATAAAAATATTTTTAATAATTTAAATGAAAAAATACAATCTTTATAATTTTTTTTATCAAATAGTATAAATGAGTAAAATTATTTTTGTAACATTTGCTACTCATAAAGAAAGATTATTTAATAATTTAGTAAAAAGTTGTAAAAAAAATAAAGTTAAATTAAATATTATAGGTTTTAATAAAAAATGGAAAGGATGGAAAATAAGAGCAAAATATATATTAAAATATCTTGAAAGATTTATGGATTATCAAATTATATGTTGTTTAGATGGTTTTGATAGTTTATTTTTAGGAAGTGAAATAGAATTATATAATAATTTTATTAAATATTATAGAAATTATAATATAATATTTTCAAATGATAATAGTAATAATTTATTTATAAAAAATTTTAAAAATAAAAAATTTAATAATTGTAAAAATAACTTTTTAAGTGCCGGAATATTTATAGGTTATAATAAATTTATTAAAAATATGTTAAGTAAATATATTAATTCAAGATATAATGATGATCAAGAATATTTTACAAAATTATGTAATAAAGATAATAAAATAGGGATTGATTTACCTAATTATTTATTTTATAATATACAATTTTTTGAAGAAAATAAATATATAATTAATAATAAAAAAAGACTTGTAGTTAATAAAAATACACCTGTTATAATATCCGCACCTGGTAATGTTAATATAACAGATTTAGTAGAAACTTTAGGATATACATATAATGAGCATAATAATTTAAAATATTTTTTAACTCATTTTCCTAATATAATTTATTTATATAAATATGAAATTTTACTAATTATAATTTGTATTTATATAAAATTTTATTCTGGTATGGATTGATATCTTTTTAAAACAGGGATGAATTTAATAAAAGATTTTAAAATTTTTTTTTCATCTTTATATATTAATTTTACAAAGAGTTCTTTATCATTATCTAATTTAAGTAATAAACTTGGAAAGTCACCATTTATATTAGTTAAACTTCCAGTATAATGATATTTTGATTCTCCCCAAATTTCAATATCAACTATTAAACTTGAAATGTTTTTAAACTGATTATTTGGTAAATTAATTGCTAAGAAATTTAACGTAACTGATTTTTTTTTCTTTTTTCTTTCTAATGTTTTTTCATCTAATTTTTCATCATATTCTGTTATTTTTCTTTGGGTAAAAAAATAATCAATACTACTATCGTGACTAACATTATTTAACCAAACAGAATTAGGGTCATACGCATTAATAGGTAAATTTGCCATTATTTATATTAATAAGTTTAATTTAAAATTTAAACTTATTAATATAAATAATGGAAAAAAAAAAAAAATACCAACAAAAAAAAGAAAATAAAATTAATTTTATTTATTCAAATTTAGTAGAAAATAAATATGTAAATGGTTTATCTAAAATTTTAGATAATACATCTGAAAATATAGAAGGAAATTTAATATGTAATATTAATAGTAAAAATTATACTATAAAAAAAAATTGGAGAAAAATAAGTAATATTCAATATTTATGTAAAAATAAAAAAAAAATAATGGAAATTGGTGTTAATGCTTGTCATAGTTTATTAATTATGTTACTAGAAAATCCGACTGCTGAATATTTGTTATTTGATTTAAACAATCATAAATATACCGAATCGTGTATTAATTATATAAAAGAAAACTTTCCTAAAACAAAAATAAATATTATTTATGGTAATTCTGTTGAAACTGTAACTGAATATATTTTAAATAATCAAAATGAATTAAATTCTTATGATTTAATTCATATAGATGGTGGTCATACGAAAGATATTTTTAATGTAGATTTTGATAATAGTAAAAAATTAATATCAAATGATGGTATTGTTATATTTGATGATTATAATTTACCTGAAATTAAAAGTTTTATTAATAACAAGATTATAAATAAAAATATAACAAAATATAAAGATTTACAATTAACTAAATCTTCTAGACATTTTATTTATAAATATTGATTTTAAATATATAAATTTATTTATAAATATTTATAAAAATTGATTTTAAATATATAAATTTATTTATATCTTTCTTTAATGGAAGTTATAAATATATTTACAGACGGTTCAACATTAAACAATCAAAAAAAAGGTAATAGAATAGGTGGTTCTGGTGTTTTTTTTGGTGATAATGATGATAGAAATTTAATGTTACCCTTAAAAGAAACTAAAACATTTAAAGTAACTAATCAAGTTTCTGAATTAACAGCTTGTGTAAAAGCAATTGAAATTGTATCTACTACAGAGAATTTAGATAATAAGAAAGTTATAATATATACTGATAGTATGTATATAGTAAATTCAATTACAAAATGGGCTAAAAATTGGGAAAAAAAAAATTGGACAAAATCTAATGGTAAAGTTATTGAAAATTTAGAATTAATGAAAACACTTTATCAATTATCATTAAAATTTAAAATTAATTTTAAACATGTTAAAGCTCATAAAGTAGAACCAGATAAAAATTCAAAAAATTATTATTTATGGTATGGTAATTTTATGGCTGATAAATTAGCAGTTGATGCAGCAAATACACTATTATCTTAAATTTCTAACAATAGTAATTAGATATGATAAAAATAATGTTACAAGAAAATATTTTCCTTTAGTTTTTACATTTATAAATACATAAAAAATTATAACTAAAAATATACTTATTAAATAAATAGGATTTAGTTTAACCGGTAATTTTTTATATTCATATTTTTTTATATTATTAAGTATATTATCCTTTTTTTCCCATATTTGTAAAAACCAACTTTTAAAATTATTATAATTTTCTAAAGAATTATCTTTTGGAATATTATAAGTATTTATAACTGAATATGTATTTCCTATATTTTCTTTTAATAAATCTTTTAAATATGTTTTATTATTTTCAATATGATGAGTAAAATCAATTAGATTACCTAATCTATTATTTTCTCTTAAAATATTTATTATTAAATGTATTCCTTTCATTTTTGGATATAATGTATTGTTAAAAACTTGTAAATTATTTTTTTTTGAATACTCTACTGCTAACTTGTGTTTTTCAGGTGTATATCTAGTTCCTTCTGGAAATAATACAATAATACCATTTTTAATTTTTTTAACACTATTTATAATATTATCTTTATCGTCTAATAATTTTCTATTTAATTTTATATCAGTACTTGATGATAGTAAAAAACCAAATCCTGGAAAATATGTTACTTTTTTAGAAATTAAAAAATTCCAATTTTTTTTATCAAAATAAGTACTAATTACATTATTTAATGTAAAATCTATTGTATTTATATGATTTGATATTATAATATCAACCTTATCTGTTTTAATATAGTTTCCTGAATAGTAAATAGGAGAATTAAATCCTATTTGATATGTTATATTAAATAAATCAGTTAAATATATTTTAACTATATTCATAATTTCTTTATTTTGTCCAAATAAAAAAGATAATAATACTATTGTCGAAGATGTAGAATACATAATTAAATATAAAAAAACTAAAAATACTACTTTAACAATCATAAATTTTTATTATAAATTATAAAATTATAATAAAAGTTAAACTTGTTTTTTACGTTTGTATTTTAAAATTTTTTGTATATCATTAAATAATACTATTGGTATTGAATACATTATTATATATATATTACAATCTTTTATATATATTATATAATTTTATCTAATATATTATAATGATACTATTAGGTATAGAATTTTTAATAATTTGTGCTTTAGGTTATGGAATTAAAAAAATATTTATTGATTCTTATACTCGTACTAATTATTTATTAACGTATGAACCAAATAATTACATTAATAATAATAATAACGATGATTATAATATAAATTATGAAGTACCTCCAAAATATGATAATAGTAATTCTATTTTATCTCCCCCGTTATATGAATAATTTATTAAATATTTGTTGTTTTTTTAATAATTTTTCTGAATTTAATTTTAATATTTCAAATAATTTATTATCTTTATTATTATCTAACTCGTATAGTAAATCACTAATTAAATGTTGCAACTCATATATCTCAATACCAATTGTTGTTTTTATTGGAGACATTATTATTACTTGAGATTTTTAAAATAAATTTCAGAATTTATATTTTTATCATCTATAAATAAATCATAACTTGGTTTATTCATTCTTAACTCGTTAAATTTACAACCCCAAGAGTTTAATTGTTGTAAAGTTACTTGAAACCAATTTATTCCTGTTTTTGTACCTCTAGCCGTCCAATATATAATAGTATTATTTTCATCAAATAATTGATTAATCTTTTCTATTCTTTCTTTGTATGGTTTCGCTAGATTATAATCTAAATTACTTTTATCTTCGCGATAACAAATAGTATCATCTATATCTACATAAATTATCATTAGATATAATAATTATTTTATTTTTAACTAATATTTATTATTCCATATTTTTGATATAGTATTTGTTGAAATTTCTATTTTATTATTTTTTAGTAACATTTTTGCTTCTTTTAAAGTTTTTCCTTTGAATTTATTAATTACATCTATATCTATATTTTTATATTTTTTATTATTAGATTTTTTATTATTAAAGTGATAATCTAATTTTCTACCATCAGTTGTATCTAACCAACCTTTAATAACAATTAAATCTACATCTACTTTGTCATGACAACTAGTACATAATGTCACTAAATTATAATTATTATTCTTTTTAATATGTGGTTTATCTATTACTAAATTAGATTTACAATCTTTTTGAAAATTAATATGATGTGTTTCTAAATTATTTTTAGATTCACATATAGCACAACAATCTTTCCAATTTTTTTTATTATATGTACTTTGTTTAACATTAATTTTTTCAAATTCTAATTCCAATTCTTTAGTCCTTTTGTTAAAATTATCATTTTTCATTAAATACTTAGCAACTTGAACACCGTAGTATTTATCACCCTGACCATCAACTAATTCTCTACTATAAATTAAAGTTTCATTCTGATCATCATAATTTACTTTCAAGTGCATCGCCTTTACTCTTTCCAATTTTTGAACAGTTGGTAATTCTGAAATCATATGTAAATGTGTCGCTGTTATAAATGTAGATTTAGATTCTTGTAATGTTTCTAACATATAAGCGACAATTATATTTGCTGATTTTTCTTCTGTACCACGACAAATTTCATCGCCTAGTACTAGAGTATTTTTATCATTTCTTTTTAGAATTGACATTAATTCAACCATTTCAACCATAAATGAACTCATTCCCCTAAAAATATTATCTGTACCAACAATTCTTGTAAATAAATTATTATATGGATAATAATGAAATTTAGTTGATGCTGTATAATATCCAATTTGTGCTAAAATTATATTTAATCCAATTGCTTTCATTAAAGTTGATTTACCCGAACTATTAATACCATACAATAAAATACCATTAATATCTTTCCCTAATGATAAATTATGGGGTTGATAACATATATCTTCATTTATAGCTTCAACAATTGGATGTCTAATATTTTCAACATCAATAAATGAATTAGAATAATTAACAATTTGTGGTCTTGAATATCCTAGTTTTTCCGCACATAAAGCACCCGAATTAATAAAATCTAAGAATGAAATCTTATTAGTAAAATATTCTAAACTTTCTGAATAATTATTAATAATAATTTTAATTTCTTCGTAAAAAATATTTTTAATTTCATTTGCTAATTGTGATTTTAAATCAACTACATTTGAAGATATTTTTTTCATTTCTTTACAAAATATTTTAGTGGTACTAGATCTAGGCATATCAATAAATTCTAAATTATCAATATCTATTTTTTGATTACCAAGTTTTATTCCATTACTTTTTAAAAGTCCTTCTTTTAGTTTTTTACCTCTAATTTTTGTAACTGTAAAATAATGACCGCTTTGATCATTATATTTTAATATTACAAGAGAACTATTATCTTTTTTCATAAATCTTTTTTCTCCACAACTTTCAATAATCTTAGTAAATTCATTCATTAATAATACCATAAAATTATCTCCTATTTTTATTCCTTCTTCAAGTTCAGAAATTTTAGTATATTTTTTATTTTTAATAAAGTTAAAGGATTCATCTTTATAATTTATAAAATTTAAATTTGATATATAATCCAAATCAAATGTATTTTCAATATATTCAATAAATAATCTTAACAAATTAATATTTTCTTTTTTATAATTTAACATTTCATTTAATTCTTTATAATTTTCAATATAATCTACTAATTCTAATATTTTTTGAATTGACAAATATATATTATAAAGTTCAAATGGATGAATTTTCTCTAGTTTTAAGCGTCTATTTAATTTATTAAGATCACAAATGTCAGATAAAAATTCTCCTATGTCTTTGCTTATATTTAATTCTAATAATTTTGAAATTAAATTGTAGTTAAAATTAATTTTCTCTTCATTTGCGTATGGATTAGATAATATAGATTTCAAGTATCTTTTACCTAAAATAGTTTTTGTAAAGTCAATTACTTCAAATAAAGAGATTGGTTTATTTTTTTCAGGTAATACATCTAATTGTTCTAATGATTTATTTCCAAGGAATAATTTTTCTTTATTCGAATAATAAACAGGTTTATTTAATTTATAAACTAAAATTGGCTGATGATTAATAGTATAATCTAATAAACTAGATAATGCTAATAAAGCTTGATTATAATATTGTAAACCTAATTCTTCTATACAATTGATTTGTGATGATTTAAATACTTTATCAATTAACGTTTTTTGATAAGAAATATTTACTAATTTTTCTAAATTATGAATTTTATATAATTTGTGATTATTTTCATTTAAATTTAAATAAGCAATTATTTCATTTAGTGATAAATTATTTATTTTATTATTATTTTCAATATATTTACTTAAATTTTTTGAAAAATCTAATATAACTTCACAAGGTGGATAATTTTCTAACCATCTAATAGCATCATCTAAAGCATACATATAATCATTATCATTTGAAACTGTTTGATAAACACATCCATCACCTGTTGTTAGATCATAGCAAGCCATACCAATACACAATAATGGTATTTTTTGTACTTTTAAACTTTTTATTCTTAATGCATCAATATAAATACAGATTAAATTAGTTGATTTTGATTCTGAATAATTACTATTTTTTTCTAAATATGTAGTTGGAGAATAAATTCCAGTTATTTCTCTTTTTGGATTTGGTGGCGTTGTTGTTTGGTCAATTACTATTACCGTATAATCAATTTTAATTAATTTTTCTACCCAATCATCTATTGTATAAATAGGAAAACCAATCATTCTCGGATTTGAGCGCGATAATTCTTTATTTTTATTTTTTTTTGTCACAAGTACATTTAAATATTCACCTACTTTAAATAAATCTTCTCCTAAACCATCAACATTTGTACCATAACATTCGTGAAAAGAACCTACTTGCATTAAAATAATAACTTTATTACCATATTGATTTTTATAAAACTTGTGAATTTCAAAATAATCTTTAACAAATATATCTTTTGAATAATTCATTAATAATTAATATAATTTTGTCTTTAATGATTTTTAATATTAAAAATTGATTTTTAATATTAAAAATTATATTATTATTATAATTAATGGAGTTTAATAAAAATAAATCTACTAAATATTATTGGTGTCTTCATGATGATTGTTTATTATCTATGCAATATTTTAATAATGAATTTGAGTTAAATAAACACTATAATAATGAACATTATAAAATAAGTAATCTATATTTACAACCACCAATATATTGTGAAACAGAAAATGAAAGCGAATCAGAAAATGAAAGCGAAACAGAAAATGAAAGCGAAACAGAAAATGAAAGCGAAACAGAAAATGAAAGCGAAACAGAAAATGAAAGCGAAACAGAAAATGAAAGCGAAACAGAAAATGAAAGCGAAACGGAATATAAATTATAAATAATGTATCTTTATAATCCAAGTTTTAAAAAATAATAAATGTAAATAATACATTTAATATAAAATTTTTTTTATTTATAATGTAGTTGTTTGTGAATTTTCACTAAAATTATTTTCTTCATATACTGGATTTTCATAATTTCTAGTATCAGAAAAAGTATTTTCAGGATTTATAAATATTGCTGTTCTTTTTACTCTGCTAAATATATAAAAAAAAAAACACCCTACAATAAGAATAATACCAAATATTATCCACATAATTGAATTTGAATCTAATATTTTATTATTTGTGCTATTTGTTAAAAAAGAATTATTAATTATACTTTTATTTGGTAAACTTATTATTGGTAATCTTGGTACAATTGATGTATTTGTTCTAGTTGATGTTCCAGTTGTCGATGTTCCAGTTGTCGATGTTCCAGATGTAGTTGTTTGTGTACTACTGGTTTCAGATGTAGTAGTTGATGTTCTAGATGTAGTTGTTTGTGTACTACTGGTTTCAGTTGTAGTTGTTCTAGTTGATGTTCTAGATGTAGTTGTTTGTGTACTACTGGTTTCAGTTGTAGTTGTTCTAGTTGATGTTCT